CTTCATCCTCACCTTCTTGGTAACAATGAATGAAACCTTCGGAATCAGTTTTTACAAAACAACCATCATAATCTTCCTCATCAAAGACATAACCAGATGCGATCAGTGCGTCAACGAAAGTCATGGAGTTGTGTGTTTGTCTCAACATGGCTAAGATACCAAGAACTGAGCCCCTATGGGGAGAATGGTGGACAGCCAGTAGATTGGCCTACCCGATCACCCGATAGCAAACAACAGCGTTACCTTTGGATGGAGGAGCAATCTTCCTGAAAGCTCCATAGGAAAGATCAATGTCTGCGTGACTGTATGGCCCCCGATCATTAACACGAACGATAACCTGTTTCATGTTATCTTGGTTCGTCACTCTAAGTTTAGTTCCCATCGGCAGATACGGGTGTGCTGCTGTTGGTCGGTACGCATCAAAGTATTCTCCGTTTGCAGTTCTTTGTCCGTGGAATCCATCACCAACACCATAGAAAGTTGCAATTCCACACATCAAACTAGCTAGGATCATCGTCTCTCGGATTAACAGAACAAAGAGTGTAATTGATTAACAATGCAAGGGCAAGTGCCGCAAGATAACCAACTAGAATCGTCATGATTCTCCAAATGATTGAGCATAAATTGCATCCAGAGTTTCCTGAGTTAGAGAAAGTTCATCGGGAGCTTCTGCTTGATCCATGTAAGTGAGCAGGAGATCATAAATTAGACCCATCTGAACATTGTTGAAGATGTATTGATGTTCAGGATAGAGAATTGAAACTGTCATAATTTAGTCGTTGTTTCTCAAAGTACCAATAAAACAATTAACGAGTACAATTATAGCAAAACACTGCCAGAAAGTAAGTTGAACTGCAAACCATGATAGAATCATGGCGAGTAACCAAGTCTCAAAAGCTAAACAAAGAAAAAGTATGGTTGAAACTGCAACTAATGACCCTAAAGCATACCCTACTGATTTTCTATTGACCTTAAAGTTAAATCTAGCCACTACCATGTACCTCGTTGAATGTGAATCTTTTTAATTTCAGTATAAATGAATTGTTTCAATTTGTCATCATTGGTAGAATCAAATGCGTACCAAAGACGATTCAGATACTCATCTTGAGTGGCACATTTTACCACTTCGGCTTGAGTAACCCCCAGATCATTTAGGGAAGATCCGGCTTTACTTTTAGGACGACCAAAGTTGCCAGTGATGTTACCTTGAGTCCGCAACTTGGGACGGATCTTAGACAAATTGGAGTAAGTCATCAGTTGAGCACCTTCATTTCACGAAGTTCGTCATCAATAATGTCAAAGATCTCGGTATAAATGTGATCGTATTGATCCAGGCTGTTAATAATCTTACTTGCAACTTCTTCAGTTACAGTTACACTTTCGTCTGGATAATCCAACACATCTTCTTTAGTGTAGATCCATGCAGCTACAGAGGCATTCTCTCCTTGTTTTTGAATAAGTTGTTCAATTTGTTGACGGAGTTCAGCGAGAGTGCGAGTCATTTAGTAACTGAAGTTGTATTCAAAGTTAGCAGAAGCTTCAATAGCTCGGAGAATACCTTGATAGGCATTCTTTTCTTGTGGAGTGAACTCATGCTCCTCCATCTCAAGACAATAAGTAATCAGATTGATTTGATAATCATTGAGTTCAACTTTCATGATTCAGCCTCCGAACAGTTCATCAAACAGATCACCCATTTCAATCATCTCATTCTGACGATCAATCTGGTTTCGCATCTCAACGAGTGCGGCTTGTTGCATCTTGAGCTTCAACAACTGGTCACCAATCTCGTGCAGTTTGTTGTTAATCTCAACGCGATCCATTCCGTTCACCGTAGTGACGGTGATTGGCATACCTTGTGACATCGTGGTGCGTTCGGAGATGATGTGAGTCATGGGGAAACCTCTCAACATGGCTACAATACACTTACTGGCGACCCCTGGCGAGTCTTGTGGCCAGTCTCCGGACTGTCACTCCTGTGGTTCACCGTAACGAAACTTAAATCCCTTATGTTGGGTTAATTTTCCTTTACAAACATTACAAATTGCTGATCTAGTTAAGTTATGTTCTTCAGCAAACTTAGCTATGTTGAAGACAATTTCTTCTTTCCCATCTGGATAGGTAACGATGTATTTCTTTGCTCTATTTTCATTTCCATAGGGACGATGTGGATTAGTATTTGCTTCTACTCTTTTTCTAATTACATCTTCGGACTGTTTTCTTCCACGAAGTTGCGATGCTATCTTTTCGGTGTGTTCTGGAGTTCTTGGTGGTTTTGGTTTGCGTAATTTTTCTTTCGTTTCTTCTCTCATAGGCTTGATCTTGCCTTTTTGTGATGGTGGTATATTTCCACCAGGAGTCATGTTATACTTTGCTTTGTACTGTTTGATGTAATAATCTTCTTTTTGTAGAGCATCTTCTCCCTCGTAAATCTGTTCCACAATAAAGTTGTTTGCACCATACTTTCTAATCGCATGATACAATGTCTGATTGTGTCTTTTATACTTTGCGTTCTTCAGATGTTCATTAAATCTATGTTCAACAGAGATTGAAGTAAATCCAACATAACAATCATCGTTGCAAGTATTTGTAATTTTATAGAGATACATCCGTGAGCAATCATACCTAGTATTATTTAGTATAATTTCATCTTGACTAACTCCAATTAGATTTTGGTAGGGTGAAGTTATAGTGTGAGAATACATGACGATTAACTAACTTAAATGCACCGTATTCGTTGCAGTGAACATAACCCTCATGACCAGGAAGAGAATCTACACCAAAATCAATCTTTGCATCAACCTGATCACCAGTGATCTCAATTCCTTCCATGAGATACATCTTTGCTTGAGTCAACAGGTTAAACAACAGGAGGAGATTACCACTCAGAACATTAGAAATGGGACTATTCTCTCGGATACACTTATTGACTGCAACTTTGAGTGCAGCTACTTCTTTTGCATCAGGGTATTTAACAAGATTGCTAACCACACTTGCAAGACCAAGAATGTAATCAATCCGACGACGACGGGAGGTAAATTGTGCGTCATGATTTACAAAATAAGTACGGAGAAAGTTGTGTTTCATGTAGTTTGGAACACCGAAAGATGCAGTCATTTCTTTGACCTTGCATCCCGAATCTCCGTGATACTGTGTATGACAAACAAAGATAACAGAAGCAGTAGAAAAAGCAGCACTGTCATCCAAGAAAGTGTAAGTAAGTGTATTAGGGGTGTATTGATTGCTGCCACCAAACCCAATAAAATCACCTTGGAAAACACTCTCAACTGGAGGCAATACTTCAAGGCAAGTATGAAGTATTCCCGCAACTTTGGGATTGTTACCGTGGTTCTTTTCAATGTCAGAGTGAGTATAATTGATCTTAACTTTCTTCTTATTGAATACACTTTTGGTCGCAACAAACTTCTTACCAGTCTCAGGACATTGACCGAAAACAATAGCAGGCGCACCATCGTATTTCACACTGCAAGAACCCTTACAGTTACGCAGATAGTTGATAGTATTCTGCACAGCTTCCTTACCGAGGAGTGCAGAATCTTCGGGATGTTCTAGGTGAGTGTTCTTCATGTGGCCATGATGACACAAAAAAACCCCCTTGTAAAGGGGGCTTGTGACACTTATTTACTGTCACACCTATAACTCAATCCAGTCTCTTGATTGATGTAAAGAATCATCAGATTTTATCATTGGAAAACTTACAGATAATCTTTTCATCAGAGATGTAGCACAATGAACATAATGTGCAGGGACAAATACAGCATCACCAGGTTTCATGATAGTATCAACAATGGGTTGTTGACGTGGTTCACTAACTCTGGGATAATTCCATTCTGTTGTCTCACCCCAGATTCGGAAATGAGTTTCTCCCTCTACCTGAACAATAAGGTTGTGTTGATTATCCCAATGAGGGCCAAATCCAGATCGTAAATTATCAGTTAAACAAAAGTAAATGTGTGCATCACTAGGCATGTTCGTAAGAGTTTCTAACTCTCTACAGACACTGTTAATACTTTTATTAACTCTGGAAGAATCTTTTAAGTAACAAACACTATTCTTAATGAAGTACCGCACAACTTCTGGCGGATAACTGTTATAGTCAGTTATCCAATCAGAATTATAGGAACATCTTTTGGAAATCAACCACTCATCTCTTAAATCGTCTACTGTAATAAATCTCTCTTTATTTGTAAAAGGTCTAAGGTTCAAAAGAGATTCCAACTCCTTCCATGAAAAAAGATTCTCTATCAAACCAGATTCATTGAAAGGTGTTAGTGATCGTATTTTATCTGATACATCTCTATTG